TTTCAAGATATTCATGAACCTCATGTGGCTTCCGGTCTATTTAGTTTATCTGGCAATAGATGGATTAAAAAACCTAAATACGAAAAACCGGAAGTAGATCACGAGGACGTAGTAAAAAAGGCTGAATCGTTTAAAAAAGAGCTTGATCTCTTAGCTGATGCATTAGATAATATTAGCGACGAGAAAGAATTTAGTCTTATTAATAGACGTGCAAAGAAGCTTAAAGATAAGATTATGAAGATGCGTAGAGAAGGTCTCGCTAGTAAAGGAGAGTTTTCTGTTGAGAATCTCGCATTTAAAAATTTACGTAATGATCAGACTATAGCTAGATTAAATGATCTAATTATTAAGTCATATGATCTTATGTATTCAAAAGAAGAGTTAAAAGAGAAGGTTGGTTTAGAAGAATGGGAAAAAGCTATGTTGAGTGCTTTAGGTACCAAAAACGATAAAAACGCTCAACATCAAAAAGAAAAACCAAAAAGATATCCTATAGGTATATGAAAACATATAAACAATTTTTTAAAGAATCAAATTATGATATTTACTCTGTTCAACAAGGCGGAGAGGATCCGACAGAGTTAGGTACTGTGCCTGATAAAGGTTTACAATCTATTCAAAAGATTGTAAGAGCTAATAGTAATGAAAAAATTGTTACTAAAATTCTTAAACGAAAATTATATGATGAGAATTCTTTTATAGAAGGTCAATATAATATATTAGTTGATTATTTAGGAGATATTGATGCTAATTATTTAAAAATATTAGCATCTAATAAATTACCTAAAATATCTGATAATAAAATAGGTCAATTATCTGAAATAAGTAACAGTGTAAAAATTCCATTTGGAGCGATAGATAATGTTTTTAATTTTACTCCTGTAGATGCGAGAGGTAGTAATGTAGGTCGTGGAGAAATATTATTAGCTTTATTATTTAAAGATGTAACAAATACAACAGGTGGAGGAGATCTAAAGCATGGTAATTCTATATTAGAGATCAAAGGAGTTAGGGCAAGATTAGGACAACAACCTGGTAGGGGTACTGTGGCAGTGGATCAAAACGATTTTGTTGGTCTTCCTAATCAAAGACCAGAATGGCGTGAAAGTATTCTTAATGCTTCTCTCGCAGGCGGTGGACGTAATTGGGATGCATCAAAATTATTATCAAATGTTATTAATAGTATAAATGACTCTACAACAATAAAATATTTTGTTAATTTATTGACTAAATTATATCCTAAAGGTAATGTAAATGTTCATTTAAACGATGCGGCATCAATACAAGACCCGGTTACAGCTAAAAAGACTCTATTTAAAATAAATTTAGATCATTATTTTAATAAAGGCGAAGTCGAGGAATTATTAATTTTTGATAAAACTACAAAGTATATTGTTATGACAAAAGAAGAAGCTTTTGAACATATTAATAATGGTAAGTTTACATGTGCTAATTTTTTAATTGGAGACTGGGCACCCAATGTAAAAGTTATATGGTAGTATGAACGCAATCGGATTATATGATACAATGGTAATGGGATATAGGGTTAAAGTACAACCTTATAAAATTACTATATTCGATGAAGACGGTTCAATCGAGGGTACTCAAATACCTAATAAGTTAGTAAGATATATTATACATGAAGGTTTTTGCGATGCTTGGCTTACAGAGAGCATGGCTATAAAGGTTAACGTTTATAGGATTAAAGATATATGATAACATACAAAGAATATTTTTTATTTAATGAAGGTGGTGCAGGAGGTCATATGCAGCACCCTTTTGATGTTGATTCAGTAAACTCTGGTCAAGATCTAATAGATTTTTTTAATAGAGCGCACGATAGTTTAAGTAACAATCCTGGATCATTAAAAATAGATGGCGTTAATGCTTCTATAAAATTTGTAGGTAATGAATTCGCTTTAGATAGAGGAAGTAATAAACCAATAGACGTTGAAGGTATTACTATATCAAGATTAGGTGAAAGGTTTCCTGAAGGTCATGGAATGATTAAAGTTGGTACTGAAGTGCTTTCGTTTTTTAACGACGCGTTAGGTAACATACAACAAGAATTACAAACATTAGGCATATTAGATAACCCGAATGTACTTTTTAATTTAGAATATGTTGATGGTAGTACTAATGTTCTAGAATATGATGAAAAATTTATCGCTATACATGGTTTATTAGAAATGTATCAAGCTACACCTCGTAGACGGGCTTCGAAAGAAATTAATTATAATCCTGAGGTAATGCAATCGTTGATAGAAAAATTAAACCAAGCTGGTACATTTAAGGTTTTCGGATCTGTTGACGTAGGTGTCGGGGAAAGGCCTAATTATGAGGCGGTATTAGCTCAAAACGTAGAAATACCATATGAACAATCCAGTAATGAAGTTAAACCGTTAAAGCAATGGTTGCAAGAGTTAAATTTACCTAAGAGAGTCAAGTTAAAGAGGCTAGATGGTACACCGAGAGAAGCAATAAGCAAAGCAAACTACATGGATATTATCTTACAGCAAGTACCTGTTGACACATTATATGAAAACCCAGACGAACAAAGAGCTGCTATTGATGGAGCTATTGTTTATCATGCAACAAGATTTTTAGGTAAAGCCTTACTCGAAACTCTCGATTCACCAATGGGTCGTGTTGATTCTCATGAAGGGGTTGTTATACGAGACCCGAGAATTGATGTACGTCCGGTAAAAATTACAGGTGACTTTATTATTCAAGGTTTACAAAGTACATTCCGTAAATAGTGGTTTCCTAAATTAATTCTGTAAATAATCCTACAGGATGACTATCGTTTTTAATTTATTTGATTCCTCTTATAGTGGTAGTTTTTTAAGCTCATGGGTTAATTTAACTTCTTATTTAAATAAGACTGGTATTTTTTATTATGTATCTCAACACTCAAGCTGTAATGCTTTTTATGCTAAGCAGATGTGTTTAGGAGGTAATGTATTAGCTGGTCCTAAACAAAAACCATATCAAAACAAAATTAATTACGACGTATTAGTTTTTCTAAGCAATAAAATTACATTTACTTCTACTACGTTTATTAAAACATTAGATAAATTTATGGAAAGTGATCATAAATTTTTATCAGGTATGTTCGAAGGTAGGTATAAAGCTAAAAATGAAGACGATAATTATATTATAGCTGATTATTTAGACTTTGATTTAGTCTTTATTAAAAAAGGAATATTTGAGCAACTTACATACCCTTGGTTCAAGCCACATGTAAGCGAGAATAAAAGAGAACAACAATATATAGATATTGATATATGTAATAGAATAAAAAAACAAAATATAGATTTACTTATAGATAAAAATATAGAATTAAATGAAAGTAATTTTAATTTCGTAAAAATAAAATGAATAAGACTATTATTATATGTTGCCCTGGTCAGTCATTTACAGGTAAGTTTTTAACATCTCTTACATATTTGATTAGACATTTACATAGTAAAGGGTTTAAAGTTTTATTTAGTACAACATTTTCTCGTAACATATATGAAGTACGGAACAAATGTCTTATGGGAG